CTAGTCTGTACCCATCCGTATTCAGCATTTGTAATGCTTACGTTTGGTACACCAACTGGCATATCAGCCTGATCGGTTGCAGAGATAACCACTGAATCCCAAGGGTTCTTTAGAAGAGTTGCCTGAGATGAAGTTGTTAATGCAACCTTTACTGGATCCTTCAGTGTAAGCACTAGGCTTGCTGAAGCATCAGCTGCTGGGTTGCTAGAGATTTGGTATTGGATACCTTCTCCGTTTGCGTCGTTAATTAAGAGATAACCGTTTGCGTACTGATTAGCTGTAGCTGCAGTAGCTCCGAGAGTTACTGTTACCGCTGTATCACCTACAGCTGCCGCTGCTGCGACGGCCATATTGATGTGGTTAGCAACTACTGTTGCTGCAACTGCGAGCTTTCCAGCTGCAAGGGTTGTTCCACCTGCGAGGATGTAACGGTACTTCAATCCATCATCAGTAATACCTTGTGTTCCCACTGGGTATGCCTGTGTTGAAGATGAAGCAGCACGTTGATCTCCATCGAAGATTTGTACTGGACCTGAGAATGTAGACATAGTCTTTTATTCTTAATGAGTTAGTTAAGCGACTGTAGCTTCACCACCGATGAAGTACCACGCACCTGCTGTAAAGATAAGGTGTGCAGCGTCTCCAAGGTCTGTGAATGTAACAGTCGTGTTAGCTCCAGCAAGATTTGTTGGAGTGAGGACTGCGGTATCACCACCAGCTCCTTCTGCTACATATACAACAGTCAAGTGCTGACCCTCTGCACCGTCTGCGAGCGTAAGAGCGTCACCAGTTCCTGTTGTAGTAACTTCGTGGATCATTCCAGTGATAGCTACTGCTCCAGCTCCTGATGAAGTGGTTGTTGAACCAGTTGTAAATGTTGTTCCGACTGAGAAAGCAGCCGTAGAGCCTGTAACTGTTGTTACACCTGCGTTAGTCATTGTCGCATCTCCTGAGAGTGCTGCAATTGTTGCAGTTGTACCGTTTCCGATAGCAATACCTGCATCAGTATTACCAATGTCTAGAGCAACAGCTTGAGTGGAAGAGTTTCCAATAAGCATGTTTCCTTCGATAAGGGCAATATCGTTACTTGTATTGATCACCGCACCTGCTTTCAAAGCTGGATCATAGTTTTCTGCTTGAATAGCCATAATAATGCGTTAGTGATTTAGACTCCAGTTATTCCTGTAAGTTTTCCGTGTCGTTTCGGGTTGTTAGTAACAAGGTTTCCTCCTAGGTAAATGTGACCTACTAGAGCAGCTTGGTTAGCTGGCATGATCCAATCAGACCATGAGAATCCTAGACCTTTAACTGAACTATAGTCGTTACCTTTAATGTCTTGAGACTTAAAGTTTACCGGCATAGTCTTAGGCATTGAAAGAGCTTTCCAATCTATGAAGTTTTCGTTCAAGAAGAATAATACTCCTGAAGTACACTTCTCATCTGCTACTACTGGGAATCCACGGAAGTTAAGTCCTGTGAAGCCAGTTCCACCTTCAACACCACCACGCATCATAGGAACATCCTTAGCGATACGTTCTTGTGGGTTCAAAAGTTGTGCGTATAGATCCCAAACTGTTTCAGTTGTTACACCGATTGTTGGTTTCTGTGCTCCTGATGTGATGTTGCTCTGAAGAGTTCTCATCAATGCAAGAGTAAGCGTTCCACCTGAAGCGGTAACTGTACCGTCAAGGCTTGGAGTGAAAGTAGCTCGAGTAAGTCCACCGATTGTTGCAGCGGTTGTACCGTCGTCTACTAGATTTCCTAGACCATTAAAGTCTTTTGAACCGTTACCAGTACCGTCTCCATAGAAGATAGTCCCGATATCGTCTGCCATATCTTGAGCTGATGATTCGAGCTCAATTGCAGCAAGGTCAATAACCTCATCTGGTGTTGCGTTAATAGCAAGCTCTGTAAGAGGCACTGCTACGTCAATGTGATAGAACTTAGGGTCATACTGCATGTTCTGACGTGTGTCAGATGCAGTTGTTGAAAGCAAATCAAATCCATCGAAAGATCCTCCAGTTGTGTTCTTAGAAGTCTTTACCGGGAATTTGACACGCTTTTGGTTCCAACGTTTTGCAGCTCCGAGCATTCGGGTAGCAAATACATTAGAATTCAGTACTGTATCAACGAGCATTGGTAGCAAGCTATCCTGTGTTGTCGTTGACACTCTGTTTTGATCTACTGATGCCATATTATTTTATTTAATTACCAAGATTGTTGAGCAACTTCGTCCCATGATCTGTTTCTGAAGTCAGCCGATGTTCTAAAATCTCGTTTAGGAGTTTCGGTTGCGGCTTCGTCTGTTGTTGCACGAGCAGCTACTTTCTTCTTCTTCTCAATTTTAGCCTTATCTTTTTGAGCAGACTGTAGTGTATAAATCTCATACGCTTTAACGAGGTCAATGTTTCCATTTTCATCAGTTGGCGAATATTTAAGGGCAGTTTGCATAATCTCATTTCTGAGAGAATTCTTACCATCTTTAAATGAGAGGTCTAAACCACTTGATTCAGCTACAACTTCTAACTGATCTTCCACCCATTGCTTCTGTTTCATCTCTTTTTGAGTTTTCTGCTCTTGTTCAGCGCGCATTTCAGCTTTGAGATCATCTTTGATCTTAGCAGCGAATTGTTGGCGTTGTTGTTCTTCTTCTTCGAGCAGTTGCTTATAGAGAACGGGATCATTACCGTATTGGTCAATGAACGCTTGAGGCAATGGACCTATGGGTTGATTTTGCTTCTCCAAGCTAGATTTCATATCATCAACCTGTTTCTTGAGTGCTTCACGTTCTTCACGTGCTGCATCTCTATCGGCGATAATCTTCTTCCAGCGTGGGTTTTTATGAAAAGGTACTTCTTCTTCTTCAGGAGTATTATCTTCAGCTTCTTCGGATGTATCCGGAGTTACTTCAGTGTCGCCCTCCTGCGATGGCGATTCCTCTTCTTCACTAGCTTCTTCTGGTGACGATTCAGCAGGTGCTTCTTCCTGTTCAAACGGTTTTTCCTGCTCGTGTGGAAACGCGAGCTCTCCTTCCGTTTTAATTCCGTCAAATAGATCTTCACTCATATACTTTACAGCCTTTTTGATGGGAACCTGTTAACCCAATTATTAATTGTTAAGAATCTCTTCTTCGATGTTGTCTGGGATGTCCTGCAATGTCTTTGTAAGATCTTCTATCATCTCACTCATAGTTGCTTCTCCGTCCTCAAACATATCAATTGATTCCATAACTAGTCTCCTCATGAGAGTAGCTGTACTACTCCTAGAGGTGTCCTGTTGGCTTTCTACACGCTTTGCGGTCTTAGACCCTTTGTCTGCTAGACGCCCCACTTGTTGCTTAATGGCTGCGAAGCTTCTCTTAAAGTTAGAGTCGTTGTTATTTTCTTCTGACATAGGCTTTAAATTAATGGTGATGGTAATCCTCCTAACGTTGGCATAGCACTTGGAGTGGGAACAGACTGCGCAATCTGAGGTGCTTGCGGTTGCGGTTGCATCATCTGTTGTGGTTGCTGTTCATCTTCAAACAGTGCTTGAGGATTTTGTTGCCAGAGGAAAAGGTTCTTAGCCATCTTTTTAGGGTCTGCGAATTCCAACCGTTCAAACAACGTGATCGGATCTAATGCACCTGCACTCCATAAATCAATTGCTTCGTTGCGCTGTGTAAGGCTATCCTTCGGAATCATTGATCCTTCTACAACGCTGACTGACACTTTCTGATCCCTTAGGTCATCTCGTGATAGAGATAAGAACTGACGACCCATGTCATTACCTAGAATAGATCCAGCATGCTGTTCATCGTAGTAAACGAACATCATCTGAACAAACCAGTTGAAGATGTAATCAACCATTTGTTCAATGTATTCTACTTGTAATGAACTGCGGTCTACGTCATTAGTACGAGCCATAATCTTACCTCGTACAGTTCTTTCGCTTTGCGTTCCTTGTGCAGATGAGCCACGAACTCCTATAATATTTCTAATTTGGTTGCGTGTGTCTTCTACTGTAAGGAATACGTCTCGTGGTAACGGTGGAGCCTGATCACGTACAAAGGCGTTACGTGGGTTTTCAACATCTAGACGTATTGCCTTACCTTGTTGCATGGCTGCTACTGCTCGGGATGCTTTATCTGAATCCAGTGCTGAACCGAATACAAGTGCTCCATTCATTTCATCTACGTTCTTGTCAATCTGATTTACACGCTTATTCAGCATGTCTTGTAGCTGTATTATCTGTTCTGTTTGTGATGTTTCATCATGAGGCTGTTTACCTAGTGAGAATACAGATAAGAAAGTATACGGCATTTGAGGAGTGAGGAAGTGATTCTTCTTAACGTTCTCAACGACAATCTTCTTCCCGTATTGATCTATTTGTTCTTCTGAGTCTTCGTATTCCCAATGAGGGTTACGGCTCTTAGCAAGGATGGTCTTCTCATAAGTATAGAAGACATATTCACTGGTCCACCACTCTGTATACTGCATTTCTGTACCCATCTTCCCTTTCACCTGTTTCTTTATGAAGTCCTTCTTCTTAGGAAACCTCTTAATTAGCACGTCTGCTGTAGCACGTCTTAATTCACCAATATATTGTCCTGTAAAACGTCCAGCCTCTATCTTACCTGTAGGGTCTAGTATCAATTTCTGAGGACGTATAACTGAAATAGTGATCTCGTTCTCAATGAAATCCCAACCAATCTTTACAACACCTAGGTAGTAAAGCATCCAATGTCGAGCTGCATCCTTGATTCTTAGCTTTAAGGACCGTAGGTCAGATATATATTGAAGCATCCCCTTAATATTCCTAGAAAGTGCTACTGCTTCTTCATCATCAGAAATAAACACCACAGGCTCAGGGCTCTGCCGTGTTATTTGTGGAAGTAGTGTTTCAATAGATTCAAAAACAATGTTGTCTTTAAACCCGTCTTTAATTACTCCCTTTGTCTTATTCTTTTGTGCCTGCCCCCCTAACCAATAGTTCTCAAGAGTTGTTTGACGTGAAGTAAGATCAATATCTCCTGCATACTTCTCAAAGTTCTCTGTCCACTGTTTAGCAAGCTTTAGAAGTTCGTCATCATCTATCTTCAGATCTAACTCATCTTCTGGATCACCAACAATACCTTCCTCAAGATTTTCTGCATCCTCTTGAAGTTTATTAATGTTGTCACCTCCTAGTGAGTAGAAGCCTTGTAATGATTTTTCTATTCCACTTGCCATAAAATAAAACGGACTAGCAAAAAATGCCAGCCCGCCGTTGTTTGGTTTAGGGTCTAATCTACTTTAAGAATAACATACTACTTTCTGTACGTCCAATATTCGACCTGAATGCCTTTTAATTGACCTGTTTTGTCTATATGAACAATAGCCTTTCCACCTCTAATGTTTGCTATACCACGATCAATAATGGCTGTAATAAGCTCATGATGCTCTTGGAACTGCCTGAACTGTGCCAGCTCCTCCTTGTTAAGTTCTACTTTGCTCATAGATCTAGTGGGTTCCATGTATTGTCGTAACCAACCACAGGTGCTTTCTTAATGCCCATGAAGGTGTCGTCATTAATGATCTGCGCATCTCCTCCGCCTTGTTTGTTCATTCCTGTTCTCCAGTATGCAGTTGCATGAGCCCAATGGTCCATACCATTTGAACTTTCCCATAAGAACGTAGGTGTTCCGAGTGAATCTAGCTCGGTCTGCCTGAACATTGTATCCCAATGACTAAAGTATTTCTCCCAATCACCACGGGTTCCTTGAAGTGGTATGCGTTCTTGGGTGAATTCATCCACAACGAACTGAAGCATTCTATTCCTGTCCACGAGTACATTACCTGCTTCATTATCCTTGCCCCATCTAACAAGTTGCATGGTCTTTCTATCTCTTGCGTAGTGGCAAAGGAATACACGTCCGGTGAACTTCTCTCGTAATGCTCTTGGTCCTGTGATATCAGGCATTGCGTCTACAACTAAAATACTGTTCTTGAACCTAGTAAGTAATCTCGCTATCTCTCCCCAGTCTTCTGTTACTCCATAATAGAACAGTCCGTCCTTGTTTCCAACGACGTAATGTTTCTTAATCCCTGAGTCACACCCAATCACTACACGCTCCTGGTTGTTCATATCCTGTGTACAGTTTCTGAACAATGCTTCTGCTGTTAGCTTATTACCTTCACCAACGTAAGGAAGTCCTAGTACAAAGTTATGGAAGTAATCAATAGGTTTGTTCTCGTAAGTCTCAAGAATATCCTTTGCACTCTTCCAAGTAACCATGAGCTGACTTATGTGGTATCCGCTCCATTCCTTGCCCTTGAACTTCTTGATCCATCTTCCACTGCGCCTCATGTCATCCGTAACAATTGCCTTGCAGTGCTTACATTGAAATACCATGCGTTCTTTGCAAACGCTATCAGGCCATGACATGAACTGTTCTTTCTTACAGGATGAGCATTTAATAAACCATTCCTTCTGGTCAGATCTTGCCCAGTATTTACTTACTCCATTACCTGGTACGGAGGGGTTAGAGAAGTGCCACTCCCAAGCATGGTCAGAGTGATCCAGTCGGGAAGCGTAAGTTTCTATAATATCCTGCTTACTTCTATCTTCCTCATCGTGGATGTTCAAGTCTGATGTTACAGAGATAGCCTGAGTTTCCGTCCAAGTTCCCCTGTAATAGATCATGTTCTTCCCCACCTGCTTTTGCCTAACGTTATCCTGATCTTTCACCCATTCACGCAGTTTAGGATTATTCTGTATCATTCTGTTGAACTTTCCCCCAACAAGAGTATTTACATCTGATTGAGAGGGCATCGTATAAATAGCATCCATGCCGAAGTTCTTTACTGCGTAGAGGGATTTGATTCCTGCTGCTAATGTTCCTCCTACCTGCGCTGCTTTGTACCAAACCTGCTTAGGTGTCCAATCTCTTAGGATATCGTAAAGGAAGAGATGTTTCTTTAGATCATAAGGCTTACCGTTTTCAGTAACGATGTTGTTCTTATAGATCCATATCGGTAGTGATTTGTTCTCTATCATTTACTATTGTTAAATGCCCTCCCCCACCGATGTATGTCGCATAAAGTCCCCTATTTAGGGCTTAGGGGGGTTAAATAGGGTAGGGGAGAGTGTTTTGCGACGCTACTTCCTCAGTTCCTCGTAAAAAGCATCTTCCAGTTCCTTGAGCTTATTAGTTAGATCAACATTTAAGTTAAGGTTCTCTACTCGTTCTGTTGCAGCGCCACGTAATAACTGTGTTCTATGTGTTGCGTCTCGTGCTGCTTGCACCATGTCTTTTATGTAACCTACTTTCATTTCTCTTTCCCCGTTCTTTACTTGCGTTAAGATATCTTTAATGATCTCTTGAGTAAGTTGTAAGTTCTCTAAATCTCTCTCGATAATATCTGCGGTTCGCTCCTGTCCCAATTGTCCCAGCTCCCGTTTCTTGATTCTGTCTACTGAACTTTTTGTTACATCGCTAACCTTAGCCACTTCTCGTACAGTGGCTTCTGGCTGTTCAAGTATGGTCTTGATTACCTTCGCTGTCTTTTCAGGACTTGTCTTGTTCATTTAATCTTCTTTAACTAGCTCAACAACCTCAGTATCTCCTAAGTTGAATGACCGTATCACGTCAAAGCCGTCTTCCCTTAACCTCATATAGATTTTGAGTGTTTCTAAATCTTTCGTGAGGATGACCCATTGGTATTCTTTCTTCATACCTTTTCTTCTGGAATATCAGCTATAGCTGCTTC